GACCTAAGTTTGCTAGGAACCCTTGTGAAAATGTAGCCATTGTATTCTCCTCTTATCCGAACAAGCCGCCAAGTGCTTCAGAAGCGATGTTACTTCCGAAACCACCAGCTAAGTTAGCTTTTGCTTGTGCAGCAGTCAACAGTGCTTCCAAACCAGCAGCATAGGTCTGTCCGTATGTTCCAGCCTGCTCAGAAAGTGCTTGCCTACGTTGTTCAGCAGCAGTCATTCCGGGTTGAATACCAGCTAACACCTGTGCCTGTGGCATATAACCAGCAGCCAACATACCCGTACCTAAGCCAGCCAAGCGTTGCTGCTCTTGTCCTGCAAACTGCATTGCATTGAGCATCGCTTGATTTCTAGCTTCTTCCTGTGCTTTAGCCAGCGTAAGTGCTTCTGGTGTCCCACCAAACATGCCCGTAGTAACACCCAAGCGTCCCTGTGCAGCCAAACGCTGCTCCAGAGCAAGCCTCTGACGCTCCTCTTCAGGAGACATTGCTGCTCGCATACGCCCATAAACTTCTTGTTCACGATCAGTTACAGGCATTGCCGCTTGTTCAAAGAACATTCCAGCCCTGCCTAGCTGCTGCTCATACAACGCCTGTTCTTCAGGAGACAACTGCAGTTGATACTGCATTTCACCCGTAGTTGGGTCTTGTGTCATACCGAACTGACTGCCAGTAGCTGAAGTTACGGTGTATGGCTGAAACTCAAGCATTCCTGACAGTTGCTCTGCAAGACCGCCTTCTCCGGTAAACTCACCATAAGCACGTTCGCCAATCCCGCCAATGTCTTCGTAGCTCTGTAAAGCTAGACTAGCGCCTAAGCCTCCTAAGCCAAGACGAGCAGCATTTTCTTGCCACTTATCCTCGCCTCCTAAAGCATCTACAATAAAATCATACCAAGCCATTAGCAGGTTCCTCCACTAACTAACAATAAACACATAACATAATTAATCATAACGTTCTACCTAAAAGTGCAAGTACATTGATTTCTTGTAAAGACAACTCTTGTCCATTAATGTCAGCTTCCATGCCAATAACCAAAGTTGATCCACTGCCATTAGCATTAATACCAGTTCTAGAAGTTAGTTGTCCAGAAGAAAACTGACCGATGTTAAATTCGTCAACATTGAACTCTGAAGTTGACTGACTGGATAAAGCCAAAGGAACTGAAGTTAATACAGACCCAAAATCATAAGCCCAGTTTAAGTAAATTGTTGTTTCACTACCGCCTACAACAGTCGGTCTAATTTTCTTTATGAACTTAAGTTTAGAAGTGTCTCCAAAAGTTAATTCAGGACTAATATATTTAAATCTGTAGGCAGTGCCGTTGTCCTGATAACCAGAGTAGCTCCCTATTCCGTCAGAAGTCCCTATAAGTAATGTACCGTCATCTTTACGTTCAAAACAATTAAACCCAGTACCCGGCCAGCGTGTTGCTCTATAGGACCCGTTTTCCAAAGTCCCCCTAACGTCAAAACAAAAAGTAATGTCTTGACTAACAAAAGTAAGTAGGTAGAAGTTTTCTTCAGGATGATATACGGAAGAAAAGGTTTCTCCAAGCTCACTTATTAACCTGATAATGTCCTTTGTTATTGTCCCTGACAGGCTCGTGATTGGCATTGTTTTTTCTTGTAGTGTTCTGCCAAAGCTTCTCAAACCCGACTGAGACAAAAACAAAACGTCCGTACCTGTGTACTGCACAGTGTCCCTACCGACACAGCCTACACCGGACACAGTGTCAGCCAGCGCCATAGTAGCCGGAGCGTCAGCACCGGAATACACAACGATACTGTGCTTGCCGAAGATAATCAAAAGATTATTGTGAGCAGCTAGTGCTACAATCTCGTCATGTCCATCAGGCCAAACTTTAGAAATGTCAATAGCACCAGAAGTACCGCCTGTCCAGTCATGGCCTATCAAAAGATCAGACCAGTAGACTTTGGACTTGTCAGTAGAAAAATCAGCAGTCCACAGACGCCCATAAGCAGCTAACACTTCGTTGCCATACATAGCAGAAGTAACACCAGCTGCACCAGCGACAGTACTTAGTTTGATTACTGCGCCACCAGCGTTGTCATAAACCAGAGGTTCGTATCCTCGCTGAAAAAAGTACACTTTGTCATTAAAGTTGACCATCTTCCACTGGTCAGCAGTAATCGTGTAGCTACCCGGAGTTTCGTCAACAAGAGTAGTAGTACCGCTGAGTATCTTGTTGTTACCTACTGAGAAGACTTTAGTGTTGCCTAAGTCGTCTCTAAACTCTTTCATTGCAACAATAGTTGCCGTACCTAACTCAGTTTTGTCCGTAGTTAGGACAGTGATGCCTTTCCGTGCAGCAATACGACCACGTTTGTCAATCACAGCATTGTCGGCTGTTTCAGCAAAAGATGGGTCTTGAGCTAAAGGCGAGTCTTCAGTATTAATACCTTTGAACGCCGGAGCTACAAGATTAATACTTTTCAGTTCTTGAGCCATGTAAATGCCTTAAGGTGTATAGAAGATAGTTTGCTCTGGGTGTTTACTTGCGTCCATTGCAACAGCATCAGACAAGTACTTGTTAGCAATAGAGAAGTACTCTTGTGTCGAAGTACCTCCAGTCTCACCACGTTCTCGTGCAGCCAGCGCTACAGCTAAGTGAATCACGGGCATCGAAGGGACGTTTAGAGTGTCGTCATCTGCCGATAAATCTGTCTGTCCCTTGAACAAGTTTGTTACAAGAAAGTAGCTTTGTTCTGGACTAGGGTATATACGAATTATGGAGTCCCTATTAGAGTCAATCCCATAAAAACTGTAGTACACGGGTCTTCCCTTAGGAACAACTGTTCCTAGCAAAGGCTGCTCCATGCGTATTTTTTCTTCCATCGTGTTCTGGTCTATATAAGTTAAAAACTCTTTTCCGGTTCCACCAAGGTCTGCACCGTCCCAACCTATAACCATACTTTCAATTTTAGGGGACTCTCCCGATCCTACTAATGTAACCCTATTACCATTAGTGGGGTCGTTTGAAGTCAAAGTAGTAGTAATTGTTATTCGTTCCATTGACCAGTCCCAAGCGTCTTCTACAAGTTTCTTAGCGTCATTAACAATGTCCCCAATGAGCTTACTGTAAGAAGTAGACTGTACAGTAGTTACTTCAGTTTCACGAAGTCTTCTTAAGACATTGTTGACCAATTCTAGATAAGTCATTAGTACATTCCTTGAAACAAGCTTTGTTGAATAATGCGATTAAGTTCAACGTCATAATCTCTGGGCTGATAGTAGACACCCCTGAACTCTGGTAGTTGATAACTTAAGCCACCCATGTAGCCTTGGAATGGCTTAGGTGAAAACATGCCGCCTGCGCTAACTGGTGCTACACCACCTGTTCCGTCACCAGTTCCGTCGCCACCAGTGCCTTCACCAGTTCCGTCTGTGCCGATACCAGCGTCACCTTCGCCTTCGTCTCCTAAACCTTCAGTTCCTACACCAGTCCCTACAGTTGTTGTGTCTCCTGCGTCACCAGCGCCAGTACCTGCGTCTCCTCCTTCGCCAGTACCCGTGTCGGAAACACCAGTGCCTTCTCCAGTGCCTACAGTAGTTACTGCCGTAGTTGTGTCTCCAGTACCTGTGGCTACTTGTCCGGTGTCTGTAGTTACTACTTCAGTAGGAGCAGTAGTTACTACTTCAGTAGGAGCAGTAGTTACTACTTCAGTAGGAGCAGTAGTTACTACTTCAGTAGGAGCAGTCGTGTCTTCGGTACCTGTTGGTAAAAAGATATCAATAACGTCTTCTTGAGTGTCTTCTTCCTTTGCCGGTTCTAACTCTTGTTTTCCTTCTTCTGATATTCGCCCACCAACATCCATGTATACATCTGAGCTAGTCCTAAAGATGTCTCCAGTAAAAATATTACGAAAAACGCCTTCTCCTTCATATATCCAAGGATTCTGTTCATCATAAATCTGTTGTTGTTGTTCTTCTGTTAAAGGTTCTGGAGCTTCTCCTGCCCAGTCTTTAAGTTCTTCTAAAGTACCTTCTGCTGGGCCGCCCAAATACTCTGCATAATCTCTAGCTTCCTGCAAAAGTTTTATTTTTAGTTCTTCGTCTTCTTCTGCTTCAGTAGCTTCGATTAGCTGTCTAAGAACAATTAAATCATTATCAGTTACTTCTTGTTGTTGTTCTGTTGTTACTTCACCAC